TTCTAGTTTTGCTGCTTCTTCTTCACACTCAGCAATAAAATCTTCAATCATTCGATCTACCTGAAATTTTCTGCGATCATCATTGTAGTCAATCATACTGCAAGTGCTCCACTAGGAATTTCAACAAGTTCAGGATCATTGTCATTGAACTCATTCATATCATAACATACCCACTCACCATTGCGGAAGATGTAGGAGTATTCTTCACCTTTAGACAGGAACTCTGTCTCGTTGAGATCATAACGAGGAGGACAATTCTCACCGCGTTGTGAATAGTATTGAGGACCATATTCCTTAACCTCTTTTTTCATTTGTCCACCATATTCGTTGACATCACCCCAACGCTCATTTGTCCAGCAGCATGACATATCACCACCGTCAATCAGGTCTGCTACTTTCTCCTTCGTATTGTAGTGCGTCTTAAGTATCCTTCCCAACCAAGTAGGATAACCATCCCAATGATGATAAACAGAAAGAATAGAGTCATCTTGAAGTGAAATACCAATGCG